AAGGCTCCAATCATTAGTTCATCCTGTGCTTCTGCAGCCGCCAACCGCAGCTCCATCTGCGCGAAGTCAGCCACCACCATCCTCCAACCAGCTGGAGCCTGAACACAGATCCTGAACCGTGGATCCCTCGGCACCTGCTGCAAATTCGGGTTCCGGCAACTCATCCTGAAAGTATCCGCTCCGGCCTGCATGTAGCTGGCACGGATATACCCATCCGGCTCCAGGTGACTGATGAGCGTCTCCACCATCTGGCGCCGCTTCTCAACTTTTTTCCACTGCAGGTACGTGCGAATAACGGAATGCTCCGCCACGTACTGCTGCATGGTCACCCGATCCACGCTGGGCTTCTGGGTCTTCTCACTGACTGGAACTTGCCCCAGGATCACCGTGAATTTCTGCCGCAACTGCGCCGGCGAGTTGATGTTGAACCCGGCCAGTTTCTTGGTGCCCAACCGCACGTGACCCTCAGCCTTAGCCCGAAGGTTGAGCGACCCATCAGGATCACGCGGCAACTTGTGCTCCTCGGGCAGCGCCTCATCTAATTCTTGGATAAACCGCTCACCCAGCTCGACCTGCTCCTTACCGAGATCCTCCTGCAGCTGGAGCAGCAACTCTTTGTCGAACGGCAGACCATTCCGCCAGAGGGACGCCATCGCCGGCAACGCCAAACACTCCAGCATCCAAGCCTTGTGCAGACCGCCGGTGGCCATCATCTGCTGGATCGGGTTGTAAAGCTCCATCAGCACGCGCACATCATTGGCGCCGTACTCCAGCTGCGACATAGTCAGTTCCGCCGACCAATCGCTGCGCTGCTCCTCCTTACTCAACTCCTGCTTGAGATACCGCTTCACCACTGACTGGAGCGTGTGCGGACTCTTAGGCAGGATCATGCCATTGGTCAAAACCCGGCTGGCGAGCATGGTGCAGAACACCTTCCCACCCGGATAAATCCCGTGCGCCTGCAGCCACCCCAGGTCAAACACCGCATTGTGGGCCACCCATTTCCGCGCCTCAGAAAAGAACTGGCGCAGCTTGTCCCAACCTGCGTCGTCTAAGTCCCAGCAGTCGATCACCACCGGCAACCGCTTGTGGGTAGCCAGCTGGAGAAGCCGCATTTTGCCCTCGGCGGGCTGGAGCTGAGTGGTCTCGCAGTCAAACGCGACGACCTCCGCATCCTGCAGAGTGTCGAGGTGCTGCAGGCCGAGTAAGAAGTTCACGCCAAGTTAGGCAACCGAACCCTTACTCTAACACACTAATAGACTCCCGTGCCGGGCAGTCCTCGGCATAGACGGACCCAGCCTCCGGGATCCCCAGCAGGCACCTGTTCTCCCAGTGCACGCAATTCCGGCAGCTGGCACCACCATCCAGCTTGGCGTACTTCCGCATCATCACCTCGCGCTTCATCTCCACCCGCCCTGCTGGGGTTTTGTTGTAACACTTTTGGCAGTAGATGGGATTGCGAGTGTTCTTGCCGCAGCTGTAGCAAATACGCTCATTGATGTTGAGTGAAACTTGAGTCATGAAAAGTGAACGTCAGAGACATCTTTGATTAGTTCAAGTCCCCAATTAGGGACATGTTTAATTGCACCGACAGAGATGATTGTCTCCACCGAAAAGAACAGAAAGTCGCAATCCAAGCATTTACGCTTTCGCACCTTCTGTTTATGCGTGCTGTTTCGAGTCAGAACAACACGGGTGCGCTTACTTTCAGCGCCGCAATAGGGACAGTTCATTTGAGCCAGGTCCAGGCTTGCCCGTTGCAGATGCGCCAGGCGTGCTTCTCATCAACATCAAACTCGAAAGCCAGTTGTCGATAGGACCAGCCATCTTTCTGCAGCTGGCGCATTTTGCGAACCAGTTCTGGAGTAAGAAGCGCAGCGTAGTTTTCCTCGCCGCGTTTGAATTTGACTCCTTGGGGCATTTGGTTAGTCATTCCAGTGACGAATAACTCCGGCGCAAATGAAAAGGTTTGTGGTCATGTAGGCGCTGAGGATAAAAAGACGCACCAGTGCAACCTGATCAGCGATCCGATTGTGCTGGTGCGCTTTCTCTCCGACGGCTAGTGCGAGAACTCGCCACCAGTGCCTCATTTCTCCAGATAGGGGTCCACAGCCAATCGGTTGATGAGGCGTGTCAAGTACCACTGGGCTTTTCGAGCGTCCTCGTAGGGATCGTTCTTCAGCCACATGCGACTCAGATACTTGATAACCTGCCATTGAAGGCCCCCAAGCACTGGATCGGGCGCGGCCTTCACCCAATCTTCCAAAACCTCAATCACCTCCGTCTTCCCAGCTGTGTAGTGGGCGGGGTGATTAACGGAATCCACGGCGGTTAGTTTGAACTCGTTCATCATCCTTTAGAGGCTTGAACTGACAGATCGCCTTGGTAGCGCCCGGTCACTGAATAGTCCTTATTCGGCAGGAGTGACATCTTGTGGAACACAATCTGTCCGATCCGCATACCTGGCCACAGTGGAAGCGCGTGAAGCATTCGAGCATTCACGAGTTCGAGCGTGAGGCGGCCCGCATAGCCAGGGTCGATGTACCCGGCCATAAGGTGTTCGATCCCTTCTCGCGCCCGACTGGACTTAAGCGCGAGCTGCCCCGCAACACTCACCGGGATCTTGAACTGCTCCAACGTTTCCGCCAGTACGAACTCGCCTGGCTGGAGCATGAAAGGCAGTTCCTTCGAGTGCCCCGCAATTGAGAAAGGCGCTAGCTCGGCAGTCTGCGGCATCTCGATCATCAAGTTGTTGCCAAGCCGCACGTCCAAGGAAGCTGGATTAACCAGCTCCTGGTCGAACGGCTCAACAAGTCCTTTCCGAGCGAGGGTGTAAATCTCGTAGTCAGGGAGCAATCCTCCGCTCACGCAATTTGCCTCCAAGTAACACCTCGCACGGCGTAGTCCAGCGTGCAAAAACTGACACCTAGCTCTGCCGCCATGTTTTTTAGAGAACAGCCACGACGCGCCTTCGGCTTGTAAAGCGCAATGGCGCAAAGAACCTGCTCTTCTGTGAGACGAGCCCGTCCGTTGGTCGAACCGTGTTTGGCTTGCTCTTCTGAGCTTTGCCACGCGCAGTTGCCGGGTTCGTAGTCGCCCCTGTCGCCGAAGCGTCCAAGAGTCGTGCCCGGAGGCCGCTGCCCCATGTCCTGAAGAAAGCCCTCAAAGGACTGCCACTCAGGACAAACGCGAACATTTTTGCCCCCGTAGTGCTCGAAGCGAATATTTTTCGCATTGGAGCAGCGTTGGTGCATCTGTAGCCAACTCCTATAGGTAGGTGTCCCAGAGAGGCCGTGAGTCAGGTTCCACTTAGCCATCAGGCTTTGGCTTCCTGCTGGAGCTGGACGTGTTTCCAAGTCTTGCCCCACTTAATGCAGTTGATGGTGGTGACATGAACGCCAAACTCCTTAGCGATCTTGGCCACCGACTTACCACCGTCTGCCAACTGGCGCTTGATCTCCAGCACCTTGGCATCGGTCAACACCGACACCCCACGCCGCCCCTTGCGGCTGGACTTAGGAGTCTTGACTTGAGACTTACCTGTGGGCTTGGTGATCGTTGGGGCAGCGTTATCGAGCACCACGCTGGTGGAGCTATCAAGGATGGATTGAATCTTTTTCAGCGCGTGGGTCAACTCCAGGTGCTGAGAGTCGGAAAGAATGTGCATGTTCATTAGTCAGAACGCGAGCAGTGTAGTAGAGGAAAGCCCGATTAGGTGTCTAGTTCGAGCTTGATTGCTGCCTGGAAATAACCTGCAACCTTGATCCGGCGGTAAATGTGACCGCCTTCCTCTGACTGCTTATTTTCCACTGCGTCATAAGCATGACGAGCGTCGTTCAAGGCAGCCAAGGTTTCGATGTTGAGCAGGTTGATCTCCTGATCAGACAGCTCAGAGAGCTTGTCCAGATAAACCGTCTTCCCGTTCAGAAGGTATGAACGGTAGAACGGCATCATTGAAGTGTCAGTCATGTAGATCCAGTTCCAGTCAGCCGAAATAGTCCTTGCACTTCTGTGCAAGCCACTCATCGTATTCGGCGGGACTGGAAAACCGATCTTTGAAGCAGTCGGGCACCGAAGTGCTGGGGCGGCGCGGCTGGCTGTGTAGCTCGCGCATGTCGTTCCAGTTGTAGCCACGGGATTGGCGGTAGTAGTCGGCGTACCAGTCAGTCATGCGAAGAAATTGGGGTCTTGTTGTTTTAGCCGGGTGAGATCGGCGAGTCTTAGTTTGAGAATCTCGTGGATAGCAGCGCCGGCCAGTTTGCTGGAGCAGATCGTCTCGCTGGTGGCGAAGACGTAGATGAGGTGGCGGTAAAGCTGGGTCAGGGTGCGGACCTTGACCCAGTGGGTGTCGCCGGGGATGGGCTCGGTGCCGTACTCAAACGTGTCGTAGTCGTCATCATTGCGCGGATCGCAAAACGTTATAAATCGTGCGTTGGGTAACGCCGAATTTTTTGGCGAGCTGGCGCTGTGAAACTCCTCCACGGTGGTACTCCGAAACGATTGCTGTTTTGTCCTCCTTAGATAGTTTGGCCTTGTTGTGGCCATACACCAAGTTGCTGCAGGCCACGTTGTGTTGAGTAGTACACCATTCCAAGTTGCATACGCGATTATCCGTTTTTATGTGGTTGATGTGGTTTACGACTGCTCCGGTCGGCTCCAGCCATGCTTCAGCTACTGCCCTGTGTACATAAGTGGTTTTTCCCTTACGTCCAGGCTTAAAGGTGTAGTAGCCCATCTTTGACAGATACGGCTTGAGTACACCTCGCGGACCCTTAATGGAACCTGTGTTTGAGGCGGAGTAACCAGGACAACTAGGGATGGACTTCCACTCGTGCATAGGTGTGGCGTAGCAGGTCTTCAGTGTACCGTACAGTCGTCGTAATCGTTGGCGTTACGGAGATCCCGCGCCTCACTCGTCGGGATCAATCGGTGCCCAGTCATCGACTCGTTCGGCGATGAGCTTGCAGAGTTCTGCATCAGTTGCCGGGATCAGGTCTTCATCCGAAAGGTAGAAGGAGCCTCGGCACAGGGCAGAGCCGTACTCTTCTGGATCCCATTGCGTTGCGTGGTGCGTAAGAACCACTTGGTCAACAACAGCAGTGACGCGGACGAGGCCATCGGGATCAAATTCGAGACTGTCAATTTCAAGTACCTGGCTCACTTGCTTTCCTCCACAGCAGTCTGGTCAACCGCAAGGGATTCCAGCCACTGATCCCAGGTCATTTTCAGGAACATCTCCAGATCTTCCAAGTCCTCCAGCTTTTCCATGTAGAAGGCGGGGTTGACGTAGCCGTTGGTCTCCAGCTCGGCGACCTTTTGCTGGAGCACGGCCTTGCTGGCAAGAACTGCGTAGTACCAGCGACTGAGCTTGAGGCTGTCCGTTTTGATTGTGTAGTCCATGTAATTCAATAAAAAAGAGCAGGCCATTGCTGACCTGCCCATAGCGTTACACAAAAAGAGCCAGCGGTCAAGAGCTGGAGCAGCTAGCTTTGGGACTCGAAACCTTTCTTGAGGGTCTCGAAGCGTCCGCCGACGGCAGGCGACGGTGAGGGGAGGACTGCTCCGGCAAGCTCCCCACCTGCCTCACTCTTCAACGCCCAGGGCGGCGGGCTCGTACTGGGTCAGCACGGCCACGTCCGCACCCTGCTTAAGCGCCGTCCCAACGATGTACTGGAACTGGGCTTGAGCGTCGGGGCATTCCTCGATTTGGTACTCCTCGACCTCGTAGGCCATGCCCTTCCGATACCACTCGATCCGCACCACGGCCATCAACTCGTAGGGGATGTCCCCGACGGTGTACCCCAGGATTGGCTTCCTGGGGCGCTTGGGCTGGGGCGGTTCAGGTTTAGCCACGGGATCCCTCCAAAACAGCCACGCGGCAACCCGCATGAGCCCTAGGAAAAAGTTAGGCGGTTTTATCTGAGGAGAGCCGAACATCAGTCATCGCTTTATCAATCAAGGTACGCACGAAGGTCGAGACCGGTTGCAAAGTACCGGACTGTTTTTGCAACCATTCCCACTGGTCTTCCCGCACTTGAACGACTAGACGCTTGTGGGTCTTCATCCCAAGTACCTCAAAACATCGGGTACGCGGTAATCAGTTTCGTCTTCAAGCCAAGCCTTTACGATTCCGGGCTCATAACCGTTCACACCGCCGGCCAAGGTCGGGTGGGGGACTTTCCTGGGGCATGAACCAGACCTGCGGGAATAGCGTGCAAGTTTTGTCCCAACGTCTTGTTTCTCGACATCGGACCAGTGCAACTGAAGCATTACCTCAAGTTGCACAACAGTGATCAGATCGCTGTTAGACGCGAGCTGGCGAAGTTGTCGGCTGAGGTCCGCAATGCTTCTTTCAGCGACATCCATCCGTTTCTGGATGGCGGCTTGCGCCATGAGCGTCTGACCG